AGTGTGGCTAAAGGTGTCGGTATGGGTGGCAAGGCCATCAAGCGCGGCATTGAAGCGCTGGACCCAGTGGTAGATGCTAATAGAGCTGGATTTGAAACAAACCAGATCATGTATCACGGTACAGCCGATACGTTTACTCGCTTCGAGCCATCGAAGACCGGGAACCTAGGCGAAGGAATCTATTTCACCCCGGATCCTGAGATAGCCAGTAACCGTGCAATTGTATCCAGCATGAAGCCAAAGCGATCAGCTGGCGCCAACATCATGCCGGTTTACATCAAAAGAGATCTTAAATATTTAGATCTCGATTATGATCCGCTGACCAAGATAGATATACCCAAGATCAAGGCTGAAGGCTTTGATGGTGTAAGACGTTTCGATAAGCAAGGTAACCTGATCGAAAGTAACATATTCGATCCAGATAACATCAGGCCGGTGTTCTCTGTAGACGGTCCGCCCACACCACCAAAAGTCGCAAGCAAAGATGACTTGGTACAAAATTTCAAACAAAACCAAGCGCCTGTGGGAGCGATAGATCCTGATACGTCGAAGCCGGTCACAGAGTCTTTGAATCGCGCTAGAGCAAAAAGATACACGGACAACCTAAAAACACCGGCATTCAAACGCCGTGAAGAAGCTAGAGCCGCTGGCAAGATACAAGATCTCGTATCCGCTGAACGAACAATTTTAGATCCCAATGATTTGTATGGTTACAGCTTAGTACCTGTAGCCGGTGATCGATCCGGTATTGGAGCTTTGACTGATATTCGAGGCGTGCCTCTAAGCTTCCCCGTAGCCGTGCAAGGTGGCCCCGGATATCCGCTATACATGTCTGGCAAAGGTAAAGGCTGGGCATCGATGCAAGGTGCGGCGAATCAAAAACAAATGAACATCATCCAAGCTGCCGATGAAACTGGTATGGCGCCGTTAGGCGTGTACACAGCCATGGGCCGTGAAGGTATTAACTTCTCCACCCCGGTGGTGTTGTCGATGGTCGGGCAGCTCGATTACCTGAAGATTCCAAAGAAACAGATTGCAGCGTTTAACAGTGCTGTGAAAAAAGGCACACCGGCCAATCCGGGCATCAAAGATTTTGTTGGTTTGAATAGCCCTGATCTTGTATCTCAGCTTACAGGTGAGATGGCCAGCAGTGTTAGCTCTGGAAACATTCGTAAAGCTGTCATCGAAGAAATGAAGAAACCAAGATGGCAGAACATGGGCTTCCCGGTATATGAAGACGTATTGGAAACCGTCACCGACCCAGCGCTAAGAATACCAAGAGGACCCAAAGGAACCCTTAATCCAGCGGAAACTGGATACAGCATATTCAAGGGCGCTCCATCTAAACCTACGTTTCAGGATCCCTATCATCTGAGTTACGACACAGTTATACCGGGAGACTATCTTGGTGGCTTACCCGGTAGAGGCGTGCCGCCTGAGATCATGTTCCCGCAAAACTTTGCGCGTATGGCACAAAAGACCAACGTAGCAGGCAAGCCGCTTACCCGACAACAACAATTAGGATCTCTGGCCATGGAACCCATGGTCGAGCCAGTGACTGATGAGCTGATAGAAAATCTAGCCAAGTATCTGAACAAGACTGAAGGCACAAACTTCGCGAAAGGCGGTGAAGTAGAAGATCCTAGAATCAGTCGTCAGCTAGGATTCGATGAGAACGATGCGAAAGAAGTCGCGTTGATGAACGCCGGGATACCGTTTGATTACGACAGGTCCGGCTTACTATCTCTAGCGATCTAACGATCTCTCCACATCCAAGCCAGCACAGCCAACTGCAAAGCGACCATGCCGACCAGAATGATATAGAAAATCCACTCGATCATTTGTAATCGGTTTGGTGTACCAGCTCACCGTCTAAGTAAACTTTGTAATTTTTACCCTCTTTATCGAAGTCGTTTACCTTGCGACTGATCAACTGCGGGAAATGTTCATCCCGGCACCGCACGTGCTTATAGTAACCTTCTTCGCCATTGATCCGCACATGTACGTGCAGCTCCCACATTGAGTTATCAAAAACTCCCCAAATTACGTCACCCATAATTACTCCTATTTGTCGTGTGCCTTAACTAACTTTGAAGCCGGGTAGAGTTTTACCCTACCCAGCTCCTCGTCCAAAAATTTCACCTTCCCGGTTTTGGTATCCCGGCCCATGTACTGGCCATGGAAGGTGGTGCCTTTAACGCGCAATCTCATGACTGCGCGTCAGCCCCCAACTGAATTGCAAGCTTGGCGCCAAGATCACAAATCGCGTCATGGAACTTGTGATCGAAATGATCACCGCAGTAGAAGTGCGCAAACTCATGAAGTAACAGCGACAACTGCTGTTTGAAATTGCTAGGCGCAAACCAAGCTTTGCCGTTGTTGGCGTTTATATCCAGCCTGCATCCCAGAAGCCCACCTGTACCGTAAGCTGCCGAGAAGTTATGAACCTTCACCACGCTCACATGTAGCGGCCTGTCAATCAGATCCATGTGCAGCTTCTTAGCGTACTCAACGAATCTAGTTTGATTATCGGTCCAGTCAGACTGCGGCACCCTTGTTACAGGCTCTGCGTTAGGGTCATCGCTATATGGCTTAGGCGATGGTGTGATCTGGCCAGCTGGCTTAATCGCAGAAGATGCTTTTGCATTTCTCCACAAACCAGAACTCAAGCTGCCCCCGGTCACCACCGTGTAGCCCTGAGACATTGCGATCTTGTTAGCTTCTGGATCAGAAGGATCGTAAGCAACACGCTCCTCGCCAAATCTAGAAGTTAGCACTCGCTCGACAGACTCTGACGAAGCTCTTTCGTCAGCTGCTGCTGAACTGACCCAGTCGTCAGCGGCCTCATCATCATCGAGCAAGTGTCCAGCCTCGTTAAGCACCGCAACACGTAGCTGCGCTAAATAAGCTGGCGTGACATTGTCACGATCCATGTTCAATGGGATCTTTTGCTGAATGTTGATGTGCCACTTGTCGCCATCAAGACCAACGACTGGTATGCCCATCTCGTAGATCGTTGGCTCTTCGCCATCTTCTACTTCAAACAATTCAACCGTCGTCATTCTTGTTGTGCGCTTGAGGTTACCCTCGACATCAGAAGTGATAGTCGGCAGCTGCAAGTTAAACTCTATAACCTTTTTGTGTGGCGCCAGAACAAACTTGTTACCTAACACGTCGACACAAGTTTTAATATTGTCCGGGGTCAAAAAAGTTTTGACGTAAGACTCGAACTCTTGCACTTCAGACTTGCTGACTTTGAGCAGCCCATCAAAGTAAGAACCAGTTTCGGTTCTTGTTCTGATTGGTCGTCTGCCTTTGTCATCAAAACTAACAGCGCTGTTGACTGAAACTATCTTGGCTTTTTTGCAGATAGCCAACACAAGTTTTTCGCCAAGATTGAAACGACCACGTTTAGTCGGGTCGCTCTTCTTGTTACTAGGATTGAACAAAGTGAACGCATCAGAAATATCTTGCCAGCCATTTGGGTCATCGTCACTGACGACTACTCTATGGTTGTGAGATCCAGCTGAGTCCTTTTCGATCTGGACCCGAACCTCACTGACCTCTTGGTCCCAAGCATTCTGAATAAGCTCTGCGATTGCGAAGGTGCGGCTTTTGCCGTTTAGTAATTGTTCGAGTCCCTTCTTGTTAACGTCGAACCAGTTATTTTTTGTTTCCATATTTATATCTCCGATTAATAAATGTACAGACATCCTACCACGTGCCGTGTCCAATTGCAAACTTTTATACAAGCAAATAAATACTTGTACATCGACACGGAATGTGCATAATAGACATATTGATTAACGAAACCGGAGAAAATTATGGTGACAAACAAAAAGCGTTTTTATAATCGCGTGCGCCGTACCTGCCTCAAGCATGATATTGATATCGAGCTTGATGGTGCGCCACGTAACTGGCGTTCAGTGCAGCTGCTCAAAGACGGCCAGCTGTTGTTGGGCGATTATGCTGAGGGCCGTCGTCCTCTTGATATTGACTGGCAGCGCATGCATGAAGAGCTGACCAAGTATGGATTCGTCGGAGGTGCTAAGTGAATATCTTTCTTAGCGAGATAGAGATCAAGGTCATCGAAAAGATAAAGTCAGAAGACCTTACCGTCGCCCAGTATATTAATAAATTTTTTGCAAACAAACCGCAAGAGCTACACGACTTTCTAGATAAAGAGCGTGAGCATTTGTTATTGTCTGGAGAGTTTTATGAGTAATCCTAAAAAACAAATTCGTAACATCTACGGCTACTGCCGTGTGTCCACCACCGAGCAAGCTGAGAACGGGATCTCTATCGATACCCAGCAAGAGCTGATCTCTGAGTTTGTGCGCGATAAATTTAACCGCGATGTTACTGAGTGGTTTGTAGATGCTGGCGTATCTGGAACCGTGCCGATTATGGAGCGTGAGCAGTGTCGGGCCATGACCGATGTGATCGATGAGTATGACATCGTCATTGCTACCCGGATCGACAGACTATCACGTAGCTGCAACGATCTACTGCAAACGATTCCGCATCTAGAAGAAAGCGGTGTGACTTTGTATCTGTGCGAACAATTCAACGACATGCCTGTGGTCTATCCCAAAGAGATGGCTGCAAAAGGTTTAGAGTCTAAGTACGACATGAACTCGCTGGTGAACCAGATTATGTTGATGGTTTTGTCAGCTGTCGCTGAGATGGAGTTTGAGAACACCAAGAAGAAATTTGCAGAAGGCAAAATTGCTTGGGCGCAGCGTGGATACTCAATCGGCGGATCCGCACCATTTGGCTTTGAGTTTGAAGAAGAACGACTGCCACAAGGTAACCGCATGAAAACGCGCAAAAAACTTGTGGAGATACCTGAAGAGCAAGCCGTGATCAAAACCATACAGAAATGTAAGCAACGTGGCCTTGGCGCCAGACGTATTGCAAAGCAGGTTGCCAACACGCATGCAGGGTATGAAGACTTCTCACCAAACAAAGTAGTCAAGATCCTCAATCGCAAGTTTCAGGGTGTAGCTTCCTAGTTGCGTTTTATTAGTTATAATGCTAGTAGCACAGGACTAGCATATGACTACACTTGAAAACATAGAAGCGGCGATTGCGAAAATAGATTCGATACTGTTGCTCGACTACATCACGGGTCCAGTGCGCGAAGAATTAACACACATCAAAGCGTATTTAGAAAGCGCAAAAGCGGACCTTAGCTGATGGCTAATATTAACGGGTGGGGCAGAGGCGCATGGGATGAAGGCGCTTGGGGAACCGCACTACCTGTTAACGTAACCGGGCAAGCGATTACGTCTGGTATCGGATCTTTATCTGTCACAGCCGCAGCCAATCAAACACCGACTGGTCAAGCGATCACATCAGGCCTTGGCGCATTATCTGTCGTCGCACAAGCAAACCAAGCGCTCACTGGTCAGGCTATAACTTCTGGCGTTGGATCGGTATCTGTCGTTGCGCAAGCTAACGTCACGCCTACAGGCAGAGCCGTTACATCAGCATTGGGATCCGTCGAAGTACACCACAACGCTGTTGCAGAAATAACTGGCTTGTCTATGACTTCTGCGCTTGGATCAGTCACCACAAACGCAGCTGCAAATGTAACACCGACGGGTCAGTCAGCAACAGCTAGTGTAGGCACAATTTTGGTGTATGGCGAAATAGATACGTCACAAACACCAGATTACGCTACAATATCCACAACACAAACTCCCGGTTATGAAGAGATAAAAGCAGGCCGAGATGCAGCTTAAGATTTTTTTGCTATAATGCAGAAAGGAGAATAGAAAATGGCAACCTATGTAAATGACCTCAGATTAAAAGAGATCGGTACCGGAGAGTCTTCAGGAACTTGGGGAACAGAAACGAATGTTAACCTTGAATTAATTGGTGAAGCTCTTTCTTTTGGCACCGAAGCCATAACCACCAACGCCGATACTCACACTTCTACAGTAGCCGATGGCGCTACAGATCCAGCGCGATCTATGTTTATTAAGTACACCGGCACACTTGATTCAGCTTGCACAATTACCATCGCACCGAACACATTAAGCCGTGTTCATTTTATTGAAAACGGCACCTCTGGCTCACAAAATATTATTATTTCACAAGGTAGTGGGGCGAATGTAACGATCCCGCCGGGAGACGTGAAAGTCGTTTATCTGGATGGCGCCGGTAGTGGCGCTGCTGTAGTCGATGCTTTTGCAAGTCTTAGCGTAGTAGATCTAAAAGTACAAGACGATTTAACCGTAACTGACGATATGACTGTTGGCGGTACTTTAGGTGTAACAGGAGTTTTAACAGCTACTTCACTAGACATCTCAGGCGATATAGACGTTGACGGGACCACTAACCTCGATGTCGTTGATATTGACGGTGCTGTGGATATGGCAAGCACTCTGGCTGTTGGTGGTGTACTTACTGCCAACGCAGGTGTCGTAGTAGATAACATCACAATCGATGGTACAGAGATTGATCTGTCCTCTGGCACTTTGACTTTAGACGTAGCAGGAAATATTGAACTAGATGCAGATGGAGGTCAGGTGATCTTCATGGACGGTGGCACTAATATCGGTAGATTAGAAAACTCTTCCAGTGATTTTATCATTAAATCTATGGTTGATGATAAGGACATCATCTTCAAAGGTGAGGATGGAGGTTCTGGAATAACTGCTCTTACACTTGATATGTCCAATGCGGGACGGGCTTTCTTCAATGTTGGCGCATCGTTTAGTGGCGATGTTGCAATGGGCGATAATAACACAACCAAATATGGGGTAGGAGAGGATCTTTTAGTCTCCTCTGATGGAACAGACGGAAAAATAGTAAGCCCAAGGAAAATAAAAATAGATGCCGCTGATGAAATACACCTAGACTCAGATTCTGGAATTGTCCGAATTCAAGATGATGCTGGCGATATCGGCATGTTACAGATGACCAGCGCAGATTTCATAATAAGGTCCATGACATCTGATAAAGACCTTGTATTCAAGGGAAATGATGGTGGCTCCGTAATTACAGCCTTAACACTTGATATGTCTGAGGCTGGACACGCTAAATTTAATAAAGGTATTTCCTTCAATAACGATACAGCAGCAGCTAATATTCTCGACGACTACGAGGAGGGCGATTTCACTTTAGTTATAAGTGTAGAGGGTCAGGGTAATGCAACCATTGGAAGTGCAGATGCTAGGTACACAAAGATTGGTGAATTGGTTCACGTACAATTTGACACAGGTACGATTTCCAACGTCCCAAGCCCATCATCTAGTAGAGCGTGGCAGTTTAGTGGCTTGCCGTTTACTAACTCAAACTTTACTGTGCCAATTACAGTAAGAGCATTATCATTGAACGCGGACGCAAACTTCGGCCTCACAGGACAACTACTATCAAGCAACACGCTAGGGAGGATTGAAATTAGAACAGCGACTACGGTGTCAAACGCCTCTCCTGCTATGGACGGAGCTAGGGCATTCGTTAGTATCGTGTATCCTACGCATAACTCATAGTGCGTAAATAAGCAAAATGTTATACAATGTTTTTTTAACTTACGTTCAGTGGATGCTGGGCGCGGATCATAGGAGAAAAATATGGCATTAACAAAAGAAGTGGTCGAAGACCGAATTGAGGTGGTTGGAGACTTTGCAGATATACAAGTCAGGACTGCAACAATTATTAAAGAAGACGGCGTCGAGATCTCAAGAAACTTACACAGAAAAGTTTTGCGATGTGTCGCTTCTGTAAGAAATGACGACGATAGCTGGACTCACACTGACACTGACGTTTCAAAAGAGTCAACAAAAGTGCAAGGCATAGCAACAGCGGTGTGGGATAGTGCCGCTAAAACAGCCGCTAAAGCCGTCAACGAAGCAGGTGGTGGATAAAATGAGCGAAGCAGATATTCATGTTATCGATGGACGTGAAGTCAAAGACTCCGACCTAACGAAAGAACAAAAACATCATAAAAGCCATATTCTAAGTTTGCGCAACAAAATATCCAAATTGCAATTTGAGATTGACGACCTTATGCCTTCTTTGAAATGGCATGAAGCTGCAATGCTTCAGATCACAAGGGAACAGGCGGAAGATGTTTTGGCAGAAGAAGAGGCTTCTGAAAAACAATCATGAGCTGGTGGTCAAAACTTGTTGATGCTGTGACCGGGACAGAGCGCAAAACAGTAAGAGCCAGAAACGACAAAGGACAGTACGTTGGTGACGACGAATCTACCCCAGATGTTGATGAAGCTTACGAGACAGTAAGAGTCAAAAAGAAAAAAAAGAAGAGCAAGTAACATGGAAGAAGGCGTGGAAGCTTTGGCTGAAATCAAAGCACATCAAAGAGAGTGCGCCGTCCGTTACGAATACATTCAGCGCCGTTTAGATGACGGCAGCGACAAATTCAAAAGATTAGAAATGCTACTGTGGGGTGTATACCCATTTATTGTAGCAACGGTTATTGGAGTAGCAGTGTTGCTATGAGCGAAGAAGTAACCAAAAAAAAGATTGAGCTAGAAGTAGAAGTCGGCACCACCACTGTGGAGCGTGGCATCAATCCTTATCAAAAGTGGATACACCTAGCTAAAGCTGTAGATGCTTGGAGGATTTTCCCAAGGTTGTTTTTGACCGTATACATATTTCTTTTGTATTACTCGACCATGTGGTTCATGAGTTTGCCAGATCCGTCACTAGAACAGTCTGGTCTTATTTCAATCATTGTAGGCGCAGGCGCAGCATGGTTTGGTCTATACGCAGGAACATCAAACAGCTCCAAAGGCTTCAAAGGCGAAGAATAAATGATTACTACATATGTTGGTTACAAGTTAGCTATAAGCCCGTATGGGATACAGTTTTCTGATGACGTAGATAATCTGACAATGGCTAAACTAGCTATGCATGACTTCGAGCAAGGCGATAAGTTTGTTCTTTACGAAGACACAGAAGGCAAGGTGTGCCTGAAAAAAGACCGGGATCATGCAAGATCCAATTAGCCTTATAACAGAGCTTGGCTTGCCAATAGCAAGCGGCCTGATCATGGGCTACTTTATTTTTCTTGTTATGCGTCAGCTAATGAACGGCTTGGTTGATGAGATCAAAACCGTACAAGGCATATCAAAGATGCTGATCACTAGAGCATCGATTATGAACAATGACATGATACGCATCGATACTAGCGTATCTAGCGCGTTAAATATTCCACCTGACTTACAGCGCATTGCCCGCGCAGAAAACTTCGTAGAAGACGGAAAGATAGACGCTAGGAGAGACTAGTGGATGTTGTCCAGCTAGTCGCAGACTTCGGTTTCCCGGTAGTCATGGTCATAGGCCTAGGTTATTTTGTTTACTTCGTTTGGCAAACAATCACCAATGTAATCGATCCTGCGGTCCAAGATATGAAGGCCACAATTATACGCCTCACTGACCAGCTCAGACTTTTGGACCAAGATATGATAAGATTACAAGAAAAGGTGAATACAGTTATTGAGCTTAGAGATGCCGATACTGCACCCAACAAGAACGATGAGAAAGAAAACGGAAGCGGACAGAAAATTTGAAAATTGGTTTGCCATAACCGGCATAGCCACTATTTTGCTTTCTGTTTTGTTTGCCTCATTTGCTCAAGCCGATGAGATGGTCCACAAATTTAAGTCGCCAAGTTTTTCTGGTGTCGGCACATCTGCACACTATCTAACTATTGAAAACCAAGAGTTTAATCGTAAGGAAGCGATCAAGGCTGAAATAAAAGCGTATAATGAAAAATTAGCGCGAGATGCTGAGAACACTACGCTTGCTCGTTTCATAAGAAATTTAGAATCGAGAGTCTATGCGCAGCTGTCACGCCAGCTTGTTGACAAGCTGTTTGGTGAGAATCCTAGCACTAGCGGAATAATTGAATTGATGGGAAACACAATAGAATATGTAGTAGATGAAACTTCTGGACTTATCACACTCAAGATCACCGACTCTGACGGTAATACAACAGAGATTACGGTCCCTATCGGTAGCTTTACTTTCTAGCTATCTCCTATCTTCTTGTACGATCCTGATACCGGATCCCATTGAAAACAACATAGCCCCTATACAAAGAATCGAACAAGCTGAGATAAGAAGCTTGGTCAACGAGGACTTGTTAAATGTAGACCCGCCCATACGCACCCCGGTCATTGCTGTATACAGAGATTCTTTTACTGATCAAACGGGTGCGCGTAGAAGCAACAGTCAATTTGCCACTTTCAGCACAGCCATAACCCAAGCGCCTCATGCTTATTTGATACGCGCATTGCAACATGCAGGCAAAAACAACGACGGTTTCTTTTCAGTGGTTGAGCGCGTTGGACTCGATCACGTAACAAAAGAACGTCAGCTGATTAGATCTACCCGCGAGAGCTTTGACGAAAATCAAAAACTGCCGCCTTTGGTCTTCGCTGGACTTATTATGGAAGGTGGTGTAATAGGTTATGAGTCAAATACCACCAGCGGGGGTGCTGGTGCGCGTTATTTGGGCATAGGCACCAGCAAAGCTTACAGGAGGGACACTGTACAGGTTTCGCTAAGAACAGTTTCAGTAACAACCGGGAAGGTGTTAATGGAGGTTCTGGTATCCAAAACAATATTGAGCGCATCGCTTGATAATGACGTTTTTCGATTCGTAGCCGATTCTACTGAGCTTGTAGAAGTAGAGGGCGGTGTAGTGCGAAATGAATCTGTAAACATCGCTTTACAAGCTGCAATCGAGACAGCCGTTTTGCAAACCATTGAAGAAGGTGTATCATATGGTTATTGGACGGTTAGGAGATGAAACGCTACACAGCAATAATTTTGTTTGTTACGTTATCGGCATGGGCAGCTGATAATGAAGTGTACGTGGACCAAGCTGGTAATACAGCTAACATCGACATCGAACAATTAGGCGAATCCAACATCATTGGTGGCCTTAACTCAGTAGCCGGTACCCTGACAGCTTTTGATCTCGATGGGACTGGACTCACCCTCGATATAAATCAAATCGGTAATACCAACAAATTCTTAGGTGATATAACCGGGGACTCAATAACGGGTCTATTTGAGTTTGACGGCGACACAAACAGCTTCACCATCCAAGGTGATCCCACGAACACATTTGGCATCGATAGCTCAAACTACAACGTAGACGTTACCGGATCGACCAACACTTTCACGCTAAACCACGGCACAGCCGCCTTAGCTTCACAGCTGGATCTTGACTGGATTATTCAAGGTGACGGCAACACAATCAGCTATGCGTTAGACATAGATGGCGCCACTTCGTATTTGGATATAGATGGAGACAGTAATAATTTAACATACGATGGTGATGGCGCAGATGGAGGGTATTTCTATTTGGATCAAACCGGCAACAGCAGAACTTTCAATATACAACAACAGTCAACAATCAATAACGATTGGCTTAAGATTATTACCTCTTCTACTGGTGGCACTTTGTGCGTCATTCAAAATGACGGCGGCACAAGCACTTCCTGTTGATATTGGAAAAGTTTCAGAACTAAACGGCAACGCGCAAATAATACGTGATGACGCCTATGGCGTTACGATGGCTTTCCCGGTTCAACAAATGGATGACGTGCGCACCGCAGCTGGGAGAGTCGGCATTACGTTTGTGGATGACTCCGTCGTTAGGCTCACAGAACACAGCAAGCTGGTTATAACCGAATACATCTTCAATCCTGACCCTGACAAATCAAAACTCAGCCTGCGCTTTGCTTCTGGCACTGCGCGGTTTATCACTTCAAAGATGGGCCTCATAAATAAAGAGCGCATCAACATCACAACCCCGACAGCGCAAATCGCAATAAGAGGCACGGATTTCACCTGCACAGTAGATGAGCTGGGGCGCAGTTTGATTATTCTATTGCCTGATGCAAACGGCGATGCCTCTGGAAAA